GAAGATTTGCAATTGGTCTTAAAGTTCTATCAGATGGATAACCAAACCCAATATTGTTAGAATTGAATTGATTATTTTGAATTATACCTATTGAAGCACTCTCAACATCAAGAAGTTGATCTTGACCACTTTCTGTAATGATTGAACTTATCCCAGGTAATGATTTGTATCCTTTTCCACCAAAATTAACTTTGATTTTGTTAATTGGACCTTTAGATGTTTTTGATGTTGTTTGATATTTTGTTTTTGAATTATTAACATCATATTCAGAAAGAATTCTTGGTTTCTTACCAATACTGTATGTGAATGTTGTTGATCCAACTCCTGTTATAATCTTTTGTCCCTCATAAACAGATTTTTGAATATCAATTTGGTTATAATTTTTAACACCATCATCTTCAGAAAAACCACTCTTGGAATCAGGTGAGATTGCAAGATTTTTCTTAGAAAACTTATACCATAAATTATTTGGAACCTCATCAGTAAGTGTAATTGTCAATGAGGCATCTTCATTGATTCCAACCTCTCCACTCTTAGAAACTTCAAATGTGTTTGTTGTTTTTGATGATCTAAAAATATTTGTAAATTCAGAATCAGTGTAAATGTTCATATCAAAAGCAGAATATGTTGATCCACTTGATACAAAACTCAGAGATTTATCAGACAGATCAAAAACAATTTTTTGATTCTTTGATGCTTTGACTAAAGGATTTATTCTTGATATAGTTCCATTTTCTGCACTATTGATTATGATAAATTTTTTGTTTTCAATATCAATTTTATTCAATGCAAGTTTTATCTTGTCTTTAGTAAATGGGAACACATAATACATTCCTTCATTTTCTAAACCACTTATAATATTTGCTGATGGTGAATAGATTACTCTATCACCAATTTCATATTCATGATCAGTTAGATTAATTGTATTTTCACTAATATCAACATCTGCTGCAAGGAAATTCTTTGGTCCAAAAACCATTCTTCTATTGAAGTCATTATATTTGACCTCAATTGTTGAAGTATCATTTGGATTGAGATCCATGAATACAATATCATTAACCTGCATTTGATGAGTAGATGCAGTTGATACTGTGACTGTATGGATACCTAACTCACCTTTAATGATATTGCTGTAATTGGTCTTAAAGCTGTGATAATCACCAGTTCCTTCAGATGAAAAGTATAAAAGTCCAGGTAATGATCCTAATCCTTGATATCCACCACCAATACTTGCTAATCCAACTTTATTTGATGAAATACCAATTGTATTATTGGTGAGTGGTACAGCATACAGATTTGCGTAGGATGTTAATGGAGTGTATGCAATACCAGATACACCATTCCATGCTGATATAGCAACTCCAGTGAAATTATTATAGACTACCTCATCATTTAAACTCAGTTTGTGATTTGGTATGTAAATTGATTGTGATGGAATGAAAACTTGAGTTGCACCAATTCCAGGGACAGAAAAAATAACTGTTTTTCCAGCACCTATGGTATCTGTAATTCCTGTTCCAACTGCTTCAGATGGTTCAAAGTAATACTCTTCATTTAATTTGAATTGTTTTGTAGTTCTAGCAAATCCAACATTAAATGATAGTTTTCTAGGATCCTCAGTTAAAATTTCTGAATTTGAATACGAAGTTCCAATAGTGCCACCATATTCTCTGACAACTCTGATTCTTCCACTCTTTTTGTCTATATTTAAAACTTTTAATTTCTCAGTTTGTATACCAATAATATCATTGGGTCTAATTGTTGGGAAATTAAGAATACCAGAAACATAAAAATAGGTGGTTAGACCAGTTACTGCAGTTGCACCAACACCTAATGATAAAACAAAATTATCTGGTCTAATATTGATACTATAACTACCTTGAATATCATTAAATGATTCAGATACACCAGAAATACCTAATAAATCACTGTCCAACAAATGATGAGGTGACTGAGTAAATGCAAGTATTTTACCAGGACCATCTGGGAAAAACTCTGTATTTTCAATTATTGTGGTTGTGGAAGCAATGGATACTACTTTCTTACCATCAATTCTACTGATTTCTGCACTAGCACCAGATCCAGATGTCTGTGTATTATCAAAAACCAATCTATCTCCAATCTTAAAATTGTCTCCTTTATTGGCAATTTTTATTGACTCAACAGTTCCTACAGAAGTATTTGTGATATCAATTGATTGATTTTTAATTTTTGATGAGTTGTAGATGTAATCATATCCACTAGGATTAGAAAACAATCTATATGGTTTGGTATTTCTAAACCACCCATCTTTTTCAATATCATAATCATCATGATTTGAAGATAATTTGAAGTTAAAACTAATTGGTTCAGAATTAAAACTATTTCCAATCAAATATGGGAATTTAGGACTTCTAAATCCTTCAAATGGTCCAGAACTACTATTGACATTATCAATAGTGGCAAAATATGCATAGACACCATTGGGGTAATCTGGAGTTACACAGAATCTACCATTGTGTTTATCAAGATCACCATTATCTGTAAATACAAAATCATCAACAAAGAATCCAGCTTCATAGAGAGAGGTTTCTGGTCTGTTGACAGTGTTGATAGATAATTCATAACCAGGAGTCATCGCACTGATGGGTCCACCATTTGGATTTTTGAATCCATAAGGTCCATAAATTGGATGTCCATCAAATGCCCATCCTATGATTGGAGAGTGGAATGTGTTTGACTGTTCCTCTCCTGTAACAGCATCTCTATTAAGTTCAGCAGTTCCAAAAATTACTCCAGAGTCAGATATTGGATAAAGACTCTCTCTTAACTTTCTAGGGGCATAAAGATGGCTGTATTGTAGTGTAATGTTTTCATTATTCTTAGTAATGATTCCATCATCTGATGTTAAAATATCAAAATTCTTAGCAAATAAGTTTACTGTCCATTTTTTAATTACAGGTTCTACATTTGCGTTAACAATGGGAGAAATGACATTAATTGTTGTAGCACTATCATAACCAGCACCACCATCAACAACAACAATTTCTTTTAATATCCCACCTGAAACAACAGGTGTCAACTTTGCAAATGATCCATTCTTTGAAATAATCTCCAGATTAGGAGGAGAATTATATCCTGATCCAGCATTGTCTATTAATACTTCATCAATTTTGCCATTATTAATTATTGGTGTAACTTGTCCACCAGAACCTGCAGAAATTGATATTTCAGGTAATCTATTAAAATTGAATACTTCTGATGATCCATAACTCACACCACCATTAGTAATGTCAATTGATTCTAATTCACCTCTAAAAATAGGTTGAACTCTACAATCAAATTTTTGACCAGTGAGTGTAGTGATTCCAATGAGCCCATCAACTGTTACAGTGATTGGTTCATAATTGAATGATCCATCACCAGTAGTTTTTAAATCAACAAAGATATTATTGTCAAAGAAAAAATTGACAGTATCACCTACTCCAATATTTGATAGTCTAAAATTATTATCATCAATTTTATGAACAAGATAATCAGTATCTTCAGACAATCCAGTGACTGTATTTACACCAATTGTATATCTAATTTTTTCTTTATTCTCAAATCCATGATTTACAATATTGATGATATTAGTGGATGTGCTAATACCAGATGCACTTAGTTTCTTCCTTCTATTTTTATATCCATCACCTTTATTGAGAATTACAAAATTTGAAACCTTTTTCTTTAAGTTGAAGGAGTTAATACTCTGCAATCCTTCACCAAAATCAGTGATTGGTATAGTGTTAATGCCTGGTCCAGTCTTTGCATCAATCTCTGATTTGTGTAATTTAATTTTCTGTGAATCTACTACTTTAACAAAGTAGTTTGAATCTGTAGATAATCCAACTGCTGCCTTTGATCCATATGTTTTATAGACTATCTTTTCTCCAGTGAAGAATTTGTGGAATGTACTGAATCCTATGGTAGCATCTGTTGCTCCTACACCTAAAGCAACATATGTTGTTATACCACCACCAGACTCACCTAAAAAATTGACTCTATTGATTATATCAACAGTTTCTACATTTACTGTTGCTTCTGTTTTTGGGTTACCACCTCTTATTGAAACTATTGGTGTAGAAACAAAATCAAAACCTGGATCAACAATTCTTAGTTCTTCTAATTGACCAGTAACACCACAAATACCTGTTGCACCAACACCAGTAACATCACTTATGTTTAAAATAGGAGGATTAATCACATCATAATTTTCACCACCATTCACAATCTCCATTGATTTAATGTCACCAAAGATTATTTGGTCATTTGATTTATAATTTAATATTTCAACTCCATTTTTCAATATACCACTAAATCCAGGTTGAGTATTATACTCATCTTGTTTTTTAACTGGTTCAACAAGTTTTCTGTAAATTTTTTGTGGTGCTATTTTTTTACTATAAAAAACTTGATAGGTAAAGGTATTATCAATAATTGGAAAATCTGATGTTGGTGTTATGAATTTTTCATCATTCAGATCTGAAAGACTCTTTGCAAGTTTAATACTAAATGAATTATTCTTACCAACTCTTTTAACAAAATAAACACCCTCATTTAAATTTGAAAATTTGTTGATGGTTGAACTCTGTATGGGATCATCACCTTCAATGAATTGATCACCACCAAGAATTGTATTTGGTTTGTAATATACAATTTCTCCAGTGTATAATCCATGTTGTTGGTCAAAAGTAAATGTATCTCCACTTACATTTGGACTTGAAAATTTAATAACTTTGTTGTAAGTGTCTAAAGTAATATTATCATAACTAGGAATAGAATTAGAGGATACTAATACCTCTCCATTAAATTTCTGATATGTATTAATAACATTAGTTGTTGCTGTTCCAAAATCCGAATCATATCTATAATTTCCTTTGAGAGTTTTATTCTCAATGAAACACTCACCAGTTATTTTTGATAGAAGAACATTAAATCTTACATCAATAGCATCTTCTGCTCTTCTGTTGAGCACTGTTCCTGTTGCAAGAATTTTTCCATCCTCAATAATCTCAATCTCATATCCTCTTTTTAATATATTATTCTCAACTGTTGTTATTAAATATCTTTTTTCTGTGGTATCAAGTACACTAATATTTTTAACTTTATACTTTACTTTAAGATTATAAATCCATTCATCAGTTTTCTTATCACTTGATTCAATACCAAGAGATTGTACTTGAATTGTCTCACCATTTGTAAAATTCTTGGTGGGCTCATTGATTTGTAACTCTTTAAGAGTTGTTGTAATTCTAAATGAAATCTCTTGATCTAATGTAGAGCAAGAGGAATTGAGATGTAGGTTAGCTCCACCATCAATAGCAACATTGATGCCACTAACACCAAAAAATTGATTTGCTGATTTGCTCGTATAAGAAATGATAATTTCATCATTATTTTCATCATAAGATATTAATGACCCAGATGATGGGAATCCAATTGTTGAATCAACATCAATGACAGTAGAGTTGACACTTAAATCATTTAATATCTGAGTCTTTGGTTCATCTTCAAATATTCCAAGAATTGAACCATCAAGATTAATATCTCTCTGATATCCACTGTCTACACTGATTTGATAAAAATTTCTATCATCTGTGGTTACTATTTCAACTTTAGTAACTGTTCCTCTAGCAGATGTTCTGCTCTGTAAAATTTCTTTTCCTTCAAGATCAAAAGGATTACCTTCTATTGCTTCAATTACAAAATCTTTTGTAACAAGATAATCTGCATCTGAAGGACGAAAAAGATCTTCACTTGGTTTACTGATTAATACTTCTTCCCCATATAATGCCTGGAAAAGAATCTTAAGAGATTGATCAGTTCCTTTTGAATTATAAAAATCTTTTGCATTAAAGAGAAAATTTCTCTCATTCAATCCACTATATAAACTTCCTGTGAATCCTGGGGCAATTTGACCCTTGAGTTTTTTTAAAAATTCCTTGAGGAATAATACATTCAGATTTTGAATTGTTGAACCAGCAGTATGTTTTTGTGCTATTGATTCACTAAAAACTAATTCTTCTGGATTATTGATAGCTGAGTATGATGTTATGCCACTAAATCCTCTCTTACATCCAGTAAATGAAAGATCAGTTTTTTCAGAATAAAAAATAATCTCATTATCAATTTTGATTATTCCATTTTTTTCTGGAAATCCTTCAGTAAAGTTTGTATCAGATGAAGTTTGTATTACATCATCATAGTATGAAATACTAGATGCAAGTCCTGTTGATTCTTTAAGATTGTAAAGATTATCAAGTTTAACATACGAATCAATATTATTCAATAAATCAAATGTAGCACCATCATTTTCCTGAGAAAGATAATACTGTGACAGAAACTCACCAAGAAGTGGATAATCATCCTGAATATAACCAGGAAGTTGATTCTGTACAATATCTTGAAACTTTATCTTATCTACTGCCATTTCTTAGTAGCCGTATGGTGAAGGTGAAGGACTTGGTGTGGGAGTTGGTGTTGGAGAAACTGATGGTGTTGGTGTGGTAACAGTTCCACCACCACTAGTAATCATTCCTGTTGTACTTACGGTTGTTGTGCTTGTATTTTGAACTTGAGGAGCAGTTTGTATGGTAGAATAAATCTCAGTTCCTCTCACCAATGACTTAATTGCAAAACTTGGACTTACCAAATAATTACTACCAGAAATATCACTACCTGAAGTAATTCTGTCTTCTTTCATCTCAACATTTACATTCTTAATATCAAGTTGGATGTATAAGTCTTGAAGACCAATTATGTCATTAGAGTATGGAGAGGCTGATATTTCAATTGTATTCACAGAGTTTTTGACAATTGATGTTGAAATAAACTTGACAGCATTTAATTTAATCTCACCCTTTACATAATCTATTGTTCCAGCATTCCTCTTAACAATAACAGGTTCAGATGGTGAATTTAGTTTAAACATAATAACCTGACCAGTTTTTAGATCAGAGTTAGCAATATCTCCAAAGTATAATGTGTCAGAGTATCCTCCAATTTTAAATCCTGATGATCTGATATTATAACCAAGTATCACTCCACCATGAACAGGAAAATGACCATGATTTCTGACATGAAATCTGTTACCATAACAAATCTCATACTCTGCAAAAGTATTCATACTAGCAACAAGGTCCCTTCTCATATCAATTTTTGTGATATTTGAAGATATTGATGTATGACTGTCATCAAGAATTTTTTGATACTTACTATACCTAAATCTTCCACCAAACTTATTTAACTGAGATGATTTGGAGTAATTTTCAATATTGCTTAGTATTGATGATTTGACATCTGCACCACTAGTTGCTGCATTAATATTAAAATAAACACTAGAGTCTGCCTCAAGATATAAGTATTTGAGGTCCACTATCTCTGGAACAATTCCAGCAACTGAATACTTCTTCAGTTTATTAAGAACCTCTCTTTTAGTTGTTGATGAAATATGAGTACCAGTCTTTGGTTTCATACTAATATAAACTTTACCAAATTGTGGAGGATTTAGATCTTCACCACCAAAAGCAGATACTGAATCAACACCTTCATAGATCTGTGGTATGATTGCCTCATAGTCTGCTGCTGTTACAGCCCTATTTCTAGAAGCATATATTTGTGTGGAGTATTTTCTGATTGAGTCAATGCTTTCAATTGATGTGCCACCACCTGATGACTCATCAGTAGTGATAATTGAAATACCTGATGTAATGACGTTTCCACTTTGATCTATGACTTTACCAGCAAAAGAGAAATCTTCTATATTATTTGCACCTTCTCCATTGCAAGTAATGTAGTCTACAACAACATAACCAAGATTTTCTTGATTTAATTTTTTACCAAATACACCATCACCAAACAGTAACTCATATCTCTCATTAGATACTTCCTGTATGAAATAAACTTTTGATTGTGAGTTTACATCAAATAAACTGTCTGATTGATTGAATACTTCCTCAACAGTGCTTGTCTCACTTGGTTTGACTACAACTCTTATCAGTGTTGTATCAATACCAGCATTGGTTAGGATATACTTTTGATTAGGAGTTCTTGGATCAACAGTGAATACTTGTCTTATATAATTACCTTCATGAATCTGTAGATTCTGAAATCTTGCTGTACCATCAGAATCTACAGATACCTTTGTTTTTTTATTAGTGGAGAATAAGAAATTACTTGATCCAAAGGTATCACTCACAACTGCTACTGGACCTGGTTGTAGTTCTACAGTAGTAATGTTAGTATCTGATACATCTACTTCAAAGGATATAGTACCAGTAGATGATCTTCTGGATGTTGGAACATATCCAATATTTCTTGCTAGAGAGACAATGTTCTCTCTTAATGTTGCACTATCAATGAATACTTCATTGGATAGCATATTTGCATTATATGATGCAATATATGTGTTATATGCCAGTGTATCAATAATCGTTGAAAGATTTGATCCCTCAAAGTCATAATCAGTAAAGTTACTGTTAGACCTGAGATAATCCCTTATGGAGATCTTTATTTGATCAAAGTTTAGATTACTGAAATTAACTAAAGGCATTTATCTGGTGGATTCTAATGAGAGTGAAAGTTCCTGTGGAGGAACATTAATACCAATGACTGAAAACTGAATGGTTATGTTATAACCAAGCCCATCACTAGTAGGACTTACATTCACATCCTGCAGTTTAACTCTTGGTTCAAAGTTTAATATGGTATCCCTTATTTCACTTTTGATTGCTGCAGCAGTTATTCTATCAACAGGTTCAAATAACAAATTATGTACATTTGATCCCAGTGCAGGATTAAATGGTCTCTCACCAGGTTTTGTTAAAACCAGATTACGTACAGATCTAGCAATAGCATTCGCATTTTTAAGTGCAATCAAATCTCCATTCATTGGGTTGATGGAGAATGTTGCACTTATATCTTTAAATGATTTACTTATTCCCTGTACGGGCATACCAAGTGTGTAGAATATACCTTATTTAGTGTCAATCGTCATAGATTCTACATTCATCAGCATCAGGTTCCACTTCACAAAAAAGTTCTAGTGCTGTGGGATCATGGTGATCACCATCTTCAATTTCTTTCTTATGGTTTTGTGCATAAACTTCTAGTTCATGTAGTTCTGATTCAATGTGACGTCTTGCTTGAGGTGATGTTGTTGGATCCTGAAGGATCTTTTTATCTACCTCAATGTGTTTCTCTATTGATTCCATCTTCCTCTGAATTGAGTGATTGATTAGTAGTATTTAACCTCTCTTGTGAGGTTTTCCAGAAATAAGAGTCTTGATCTCCTAACCCCATCCTATCATAACCATTTTCTACCTGATAATATTCTGTGGATACTTTGAAATCAGGTGTCTTTGGATCATCTGGTGTGAGACTATTATCATAGATTCTCATCCTGTTATTAGGATAGAGAGCATACTGCCCATTGACAAGTTCAATTAAATTATGTGACTTGTGTTCAGCAGGATTTTCACTGGTTGCATAATCAATAACATCTGGATCTTGATGATAATTATCAATGGTGCAGACATAGGTGCCCTTCATGGTCCCATGGTCTCTAGTATAGATCTCATAGTCCATAGATCCAATGAATTGTTTTTGAATAGAAACAACACCATAATCCATACAATTCCAGAACTGTAGATTTTGTAATGACATATCAGGATCTGGAAGTACAGGTTCACTTAAGAATGCACTGATGGGTAGTTTGTCATACATTGCAGCATAATCAGGAAGATAGGTTTCAAAGTAAAATGCTCTTCCTGGAATACTCTTGGCAGATACCCATACACCTTTAACAAACTCTCCGTGCCCACTCTGATGGTCTGTAAGGTATTCTTTTCTCACCCAGACCTCAGTGGATGGTAAATTGCAGATTAAACATGACATAGGGGTTTTTTGCGATTTTTTTATATATGTTAACATAAAAAAAGGGCATCAGCCCTTTCCTTGTCCTCTGTATCTTTTCCCTGCATTATTCCTGCTTGTAGCAGCAATCTTTGTGTGCTTTCCTTTGCCCTGGCGAGATTTTTTGGGTTTCCCCACTACATACCCACCACCTTTCATTTGTGCCATATTTAATTACCAGAAATTTTAGATTTTTACAATTAGGTCTCATGCACTGTCATATAAAGGTTGACAGTGCTTAATCTAGTAGTGTCAGATTACGCGGGTTTTTTCATGCCCAACACGAATACGTGGATCACACCAGATCTCATATCCTGCTTCAATTGCATCCAGACAGAAACTTACATCTTCTCCACACATGTCTTGAACAGCACCTGATTCAAACACTTGCATCTTAGGAGCAAACCATGGATACTTCATCTCCTTGTTCTCAAAGACACCATTACGAATCATCACCCATCCAAATCCTGTATAGTCAACAGTGAATGGTTTCTTACGCTGACTGATGCCATCTACCATCTCATGATTCATGACACCACCATTGTTTCTGAAGTCATCTTCATCCAACCAGTGTGCAACTGAGGTAGTCTTGCCATCTTCTGTGGAATACCATCCAGCAGAGATTGGACGATCCTTGCCTTCAATTTCATTGCCATCCTGATCCACTGCTTCTGCTGGAAATGCAACATCAGCAAGCTGCCAAAACTTCTCAGTATTAAAAATAATATCACTATCAATCCACAACTGCCAGTCATAGTTCAGTTTACCATCCCAGGGAATCTGATCTGGTCCACGCAGGACATTTGCACCAAGGCACTTGCAGCGTGCAAAGTTAACCATGGAAGAGTAGTCCTGACTGATCTGAATACTCATTCCATTCTGCACCATGTCAAAACATAGTTGCACAAAGTTCTTCAGAAAGGTATATGATACTCCACGACCAGGTAAGCAAAATACAATGGTCTTTCCTTTCATTCTTGCTTTAATAGCATCATAGTCCCATTCAGGTCCATCACCCTTCTTTGTCCTGGGCTTTGATGCCTTTACAGTAAATCCTTTTGCCATTGGGAATAGTTCACTCCATTTCAATTAGTAGTATAACAGTATATCTATACAGTGTCAATATGAATGATCTTCACAGAAATTGGGGGTAATCTCTACCATCTCATATGACAGGTCTTCATCAACATAATCAGTCTTCATAAGACCAACCATTGCTTTAAGGTCCCTCCACTTATCTTCAAACTTCTCTGGGGTCAGACAGGAATATACACATTTGTCCTTCAAGTAAATATGGTAAAAATTTTCTGGGCAAATTTTTTTCATAAAGTGGATTTGCTTTTTGAATTATATATTGACATTAAAAAAGAGGCATATTTACCTCATGGGAACACACTTTTGTAGGTTAGGGAAGTATGCCTTTTTTCGTAGGGGGGGGGGGGTCACTTAGCCACGCCCACCAGGGCACCACAACACCACACAGAAAACACTGTTTAATTCACAATAATATATGTTCTCTGAGTGTTACACAGGGGGCACACATGGCACCCCCACAGTGTATCACAGAGGGATCAGATTGTCAATCAGTAGACTGCAGTAATTGCCTCCAAGAGTAACAACAATTCTGCCCCAGTTTCACAGGATTCCAGTGCAACAATAGCATCAGAATGTGTCATGATAAATGTGTGTTAGTTAGTGTGAGATTGGGCAGTTTTAAGTCTTACCCAGGACTGTAAGTTTAGTGAATTATCTTTTTCTCTACTCTTACAGTATAGGGGAGTCTGCTGTGTCTGTCAAGTGCTGTGTGCCAGTTCTCAAAGTGTCTCAGTGGTGCTTGACATGTGGGGGAGTGTGTGATAGACTGCTGCCTTAGATCACTAGTCCAGAGTACCTTTGGAGTACATTCAGAGCACCTTCAGAGTTACTTCCAAGACACTAAACAAAACACAGAAACATATTTATAATACCTTTTTTAATGTGTTTTTAAGGGTAAAAGTACCATTTCATAGGTATATTCACTCAATGATATTA